AAAACAAAAAGGACACGGGACTGGAAACCGGATAGGAATTTTGATAGATTTTTTGATGAAGAGTTTTTGAGGAGCAGAGGTTGGGAAAAATTTAGAGAAGAATTTGGTTGGTCGTCGAGAGATGACCTTTGCATATTGGAATCTTTGAGATTCCATGCTTCCAGGAGGGAAATGGTGAGATTGAACTTTAAGCCTCCGACAATGTCGGAGATTAAGAAAGTCATAGCGCATTTAGAGAAAGCGTATCACACAGTAACCCCTAGGAAGTTGGAACAATTAGATACTGATGTGTTTTTGACGGCGCTGAAAAGCGTCGATATGAGTTCTTCTCCGGGTTGGCCCTGGAAAAAGGATTTTAAGACCAATAAAGACTTGTTCATGAATGTGGATGGTTCTTTGAATCAACATTCGTTGGTAATGGTCTTTGATGCTGTCCGTGATAGATTGGAGGATTTAAAAACGAAGCCAATAGCAGATGACATAAACGTTTTCGTGAAGGATGAACTCCACAAGAAAACGAAGATTGATGCTGGTGCTTTTAGATTAATTTCTTCCGTTTCAATAACGGACACTATAGTTGACAGAATCCTTTTTGGTGAATTGTTTGATAAGTGCTACACTTATGAAGGGTTCTCACAAACCCCGAATAAGGCCGGATGGACACCTTATAAGGGTGGCTTTAAGTGGTTAGCCAAACGTTATAGGCGGGGAAAGAAACTTTTTGCGGATAAGAGTTCATGGGATTGGACGATGATGGCTTGGGTTGCCTATGTTCTAATGGAACTGATGGCGCGAATGGCCGGGTTTGAAGATCCAGTGCGTCTTAGACAAATACGCAATAGAATGATAGCCCTGTTTAGTGAACCAGTTTTTAATATTGGTGGCTGGCTGCGATTTAGTCAGGCGTTGGGTGGTTTGATGAAGTCTGGTTGTTTGGGCACAATTGTTTGGAATGGCATGGCTCAAGTGGCGTTGCATGCTTTGGCTGAGATTAGACGGGTAGGGATCGTTAAAGAGGATCCTGATGTTTTGGGAGATGATACAGTGCAAAGTGCTATGGAAGCGCTGGAGGAATATATACTCTATTTGAATCAAGCTGGTTGTCTTGCGCGTGATTATCACGTTTCAGACCTTTCTCAAGGTGGTAAACTTGATTTCGCAGGGCATGAGTTTGATGTTAGAGAATGCCTCCCAGCCTATGGCAAGAAGCACATGGGTTGTCTTTATGAACACTCCGAATTCAAGGCTGAGCAATTAGACAGCTATTTGAGATTGTACGCTTTTGACCCAGAAGTTTATAAGCGGCTTGCCGCTTGGGCAACTGAATTGGGTGTGAGGGTGTACTCCAGAGATTTCATAATTGATTGGTATAATGGGGATCATGATGAGTAGTGGCCTTTATTGGTTTACTGCTTTGTTTTAAGAAAATTTCAGAAAATACAAAAACATTACTTTTATTAAGCTGGATGTTGATGGATCTGATAACATGG